AATACTTTACCCATAGCTATAACCAATCAGGCCTGCTCATGGAAACTGATGCTGAAGCTCTAGATTATGCTGAGGCTTTCATCGCCTCTCGTAAAGATACCTCAGTCCGAGTGGACGAATTGACTTTAGATCTACAGCAGGATAACTATAACGCTGGCACCATTGCCGCTCTAACTATGGATTTCTTCACTCCAGTGAGCATTACTACCACTCAGCCAAATAACACTATCCTGTCTAAGACAGTGCAGGTCTTTAATGTTGCCCATACGATCACACCTAACTCATGGAAAGTGCGCTACGGCACAGCAGAACCAATAATCGATGGCTTCATTCTGGATTCCGCATTATACGGTATCCTTGACACTAGCGTTTTAAGTTACTAAGGAGTATTCATGGCAGCAGGACAAGGCTTTAAGACCTTTACCACAGGCGAGGTTTTAAGTGCATCGGATGTAAATGGCTACCTTATGCAGGGTGTGCTGGTGTTCGCATCAGCAGCAGCACGCGATGCTGCTATCACTTCTCCTCAAGAAGGTCAGTTCGCTTATCTCAAGGATACAAATGTAACCACTTATTATACAGGTAGCGCATGGGCTAATTTGGACACGACTGGCATGACTAACCCAATGACTACCACTGGTGACACAATCTATTCATCGAGCGGTTCGACACCTGCGCGGTTAGGTATTGGCACAACTGGTCAGGTGCTTACGGTTTCTGGCGGGGTACCGACATGGTCTGCACCTGCTGGTGGTGGAAAAGTCGCTCAGGTTTTAGCTTATCAAGGAACAAATACCGTTGCATTAACCACAAGTTACCAAACTGTTGATTCGCTAACTATTACCCCTTCAGCAACAACAAGCAAGATTTATGCTTCTATTATAATTAAACTAAATAGCAAAAATACCGCTGGTGCTAGTGATTCAAGCGTTAAAGCTGCATTGTTTCGTGGTGCAACGCAAGTTGGCAACGCTTCCGTAAATCAAACATCTTTTATGCAAATTACACAAAATGACGGCGGGCCTGTCATAACAATTCCGCTTGTTTACTTAGATTCACCAGCAACTACATCAGCAACAACTTACAATGTAAAAGCATTAGATAGTTGGACTACACGCACGAGTTATGCCTCAGACTGCTACATAACACTTTGGGAGATCACAGCATGAACGAATTAGACTTTTTAGATGCAATCAATGAATTGACGAATCGCGTTGGATTCAAAATTGTTGGCATGGATTTGGATACTTTGAAAATCGCTGATGAATCCAAAAAGCCAACATTGCAAGAAATTGAAGCAAAAATTGCAGAAATGACAAAAATCAATGATGCAGAAAAAGCTGAAAAAGCATCACGCAAAACAGCGGTTCTTGATCGTCTTGGCTTGACTGAGGATGAAGCGAAACTTTTACTTGGATGAAAGCAAAACTCTCTAAGGCTGCTGTCCAATTAAGAGAGCAGATTGATGACGCGTTCCCAGATAGGTCTCGCCTATCGGATGGATGGATCGCGGATGCAAGGCACATGCGTGCTGGCAAGTCTGATCACATTCCAGATGCTGAGGGCTGGGTTCGTGCCATCGATGTATCGCGTGGGTTATTTCAAGGATCAGAGCCAGACATCATGGGTGATCTTGTTGATCAACTTCGACTCGCTTGTAAGTCTAAAAGAGAAAAACGTATTGCTTACATCATTTTCGATGGACGCATCTGTTCTCCAATCCTCAACTGGAAGTGGCGAACATACAAGGGCGCGAACAAACACGTTAAACACGCTCACTTCAGCTTTAAGAAGAAGGCTGACTTACTGGGTGAGTTTTTTCAAGTATCTATGTTAGGTGGAGAATAATGAAGAACATGAAGAATCCTGCCGTCCTTGCTGGTGGAGCTTTCCTAGCTGCATGGGCATCCAGCAACTTTGATCTCGATTACCGTGCAGTTCTATGGGCTGTCTTATCAGGCGTCTTTGGTTATGCCTCACCTAAAAAGTAATGACTGCACAGGACATGGCGGCTCTTGCTGTTGCTGCTACGACCGTTATTGGTTCGTTTATTGGCTCGGTTCGTTGGTTAGTAAAGCACTACCTCGCAGAACTAAAGCCTAATTCAGGGTCTTCTATGCGTGATCAAGTAAATCGCTTAGAAGCGCGTGTCGATACCATTATCAGACTTCTAGAGAAGTGACAATTATCTTATGGCAAGGAAACCTACTAAGGCGTTAGAAGAACAAGGCTATTCAAAGCTTGATGCATATTGCATTGGGCTGCATGAATACTGGAAATCATTACGCAAGGCAGGTTTTACTGAGGGCATTGCTCTGTTTATGATTACAGATGTTCCTTCGTATCCAAGATGGATCTTGCCTGATCCAGTCGATCCAGAACGGTTCGGCGATTACGAAGATGAGGATGATGAGTAAAAGAACTGTAGTAATTCCAGACTTACAGTGCCCCTATGAGGATGCACAGGTAGTCAAGAACCTAGCAGCTTTCATTAAATCATTTCGACCAGACGCCGTTCTAACTATTGGCGATGAGATTGACCTACCTCAGATCAGCCGTTGGCATGAGAATCAGCCAGGCTGGTACGAGCAGACCCTTGCAGCTGACAGAGATCGCACAGTTGATGTGCTATGGGAACTGACGCAATATGTTAAGGAAGCGCACATGGTTCGCAGTAACCATTGTGATCGCCTATATAACGTCATTATGAAAAAGATCCCTGCCTTTATGTCATTGCCTGAATTAAAACTTGAGAAGTTCCTAAAGCTCGATGAGCTAGGGATTAAGTATTGGAAAGAGCCTATGCCTATCGCTAAAGGATGGGTTGCTATCCACGGCGATCTAGGCGCGCTCAACCCTAACCCTGGCATGTCTGCCTTAAACCAAGCTAAGCGCATGGGAGTTTCAGTCATCATGGGGCACACGCACCGTGCGGGCAGGAGTGCCGTTTCTGAGGCCTACAATGGCTCTGTAAGGCGCGTACTGCATGGAGTTGAAGTAGGACATGCAATGAACGTAAAGGCCGCTAAATACGTTTCTAGCCCTAATTGGCAGCAAGCTTTCGCCATCGTCACAGAGGACAAGAAGAACGTCCAGGTAGACCTTATCTATATTGAGAAGGATGGCACCTTCCTGGTGCATGGAAAGCGTTACGGACGCGCTCGATAATCGTTATCATTTCGTTACCAAAATGTGCTTGACCAGCCTATCCAGGCGTGAGACCGTATTCCTACAGAGCTAGTGAAGGGCACTAGCAACGGACGATAGGGCACAAAATGTTTATTACAGAAGAAGACTTTGAAATGTTATCAAGCATCAAGATGCAGTGGAATGGCTATGACTGGGAACTCCAGGCAGATCGCTTCATAGATGGAATCTCATTTGACTTTCAGTGGGCTTATTGGTTCGACAGCCGCGCTGAATTGATCCTAGCTCGCACCTTCCTCATGCAGCGTGAGATCAGCTTCCAGGAATCTTATGACGAAGCTATGGAATCATTTGTCATTGTTACCGATTACGCTCTAGAGGCGGTGTCAGCATAATGGCTACCATCGAGATATACGGAGCACCAGCAGTCGAGAACTACTATTGCTGCTATTGCGGCTTTGATATGACTATCACGCATGTATGCACAGACTGCAATGAATACAAAAGCGCAGTTACCCTTCAAGAATACTTTGAAATGAACGGACACTATCCAAGACTAAGGGCGGTCAAGTAATGAGCAATGAGGAGAAGCTACTAATCATCTGTTTAATCGGAGTCTTTATTGGTATGACTATGGTTGCTATTGATGCGTATAGACTCGGTAAAGAACGCGGTATTCGCGAGGGTTGGCACAGAGGCCGATCCGTTAGCAGACAGGAATTCTGGGAAGAATGAAAGCAAATGAAATCTTACTCACAGCAACCGACACGATCTCTCAGCGTGGCCTATCGTACGGTCACCCTTCGGATAACATGCAACACACAGCAATGCTGCTCTCAGCATACCTACAAACACCAATTCACGATTATCAAGTGGCAGGGATCATGGTCTTGGTTAAGCTTGCAAGGACTAATCAATCAGCGCAG